CTTTCCTTCAGGAATGTCAGTGAGTGGATGAGGAGATTTTAGTCTTCTTTGAATCGCCTCTTCACCTTCCTTGATCAGTCTCTTGGCTTTCTTGATTGTATTTGTTTTATCCATGGCTGCTGACGCTCCACCAAAGACTCTTCTTCTTTCTAAAAATTTGGATTTTGCATCACTGCCCTTCTTGCCTTTCTTAAGCATGCCGAATCCCTTTTTAGCTGCTCCAAATATGCTGCCCATTATTTACCTCGCAAGTATCTTTTATGCGGTTGGTAGTTTAACCATTTTAACCACGATGTCCATATTTTTTTAATCTTTGCCATGTTCCTACTAAATGGGGACCCATGCACTGCGTGAGTGCGTGGATCCACCAAGATGAAATGAAGTTGAGAACTTATGTATAACGCCTGTGGATAACTTATGCAAGAAATAAATTAATTTTTCCCTTGACACGTTTTCCCCGGAAAACAGCCGAATAATGTTCTTGATATGTTTGGGTTAACGTGATATAAACAAGACAGAATTATGAACAGGAGCTAGAATCCGTGGCCTTAAACTTTAAACGGCTCTTACGACAGCGATAAAAATTCACCTGTTCATGATAGTCGCCCCCAACGTGGCCTGAACTTCAAGTTGGGGGTCGACACAACTGGAGATGAAATGAACATTAACGAGAGACTGGACAACATGAGCAAAGAACAACTAATAAACCTGGTCAAGGAGATCAAGATCACGTGCGAGTCAAACAGGAGAAAAACGGGATCAGGGAATAAAGTTTTTAATTTCATACTCAGGCTCATCAAGGGTGAAATATAGATGCTGAGCATCAAGAAATTTGATGAGTGGCTGAACAAGTCGAGGAAGGGGAGTAGGATCACCTATTACCGCGGATTCATGTTCGCGCCGTTCATACAGAAGCTCTCACCCACGCTGGATGAGAAACGCGTTCGCAATCTGAGGCATCACGTCTCGGCGGCGTACGCCAAAGGGGTCGTCACGCTTGTTCAAAAAAAGCATGACGATCTTGATTATGAATACATCGCGGTGAGGCTGTGATGTGGGACATGTTCTGGTTCTTCATGATCCCGCTGAAGCTGATAGTGGCCTGCTGGATCGCGTATAAAGTGACGACATATTTTTTAGGATTTTTATGATGTATTTTAGAATAATTATAACTTCAATAATAGTACTGAAAGTAACTTCTTATTTTATGGGTAACTTATGAGTGTAGGATACAATCTAAACATGGCGAACAGTTGCAGGCAGCCTCCACGAAGAGTGAGGGTGCTGGATAAGCAGCGGCACAATCCAATCTTCACGAAGCCGCTGTTCAAGAAAAGAATAAATCGGAGTGGGACGGTCAAATTGATACAAATAAGGAATACATGAGTTTATACAAAAGGTTAATGAATGAAAAGAAACGTCTTGGCAGAAAAACACTTCGCTTTCCGAAGACAAACCAGGAGTTGCTCGATCGTAACAGGTGGGAGAGGGTGCACACCATTCTCGCCCGCCGTTACAGTGAAGGACGCGAACAGATGCTGGATGACATAAGAAGGGAGGAGCATGATCAAGGAACTAGCTGAAGCCGGTAAGAAGATTCATGACATCTGCGTACAAGGAGAGGATGAAATGTGGTCCTTCAACCAGCTCATAGACAAATTGAGCGTCGAGGTGAAGATCCACGGCGTCCCATTCCCCACTCTCATGCTCATTGAGATAGTCGAACAGTTCATAGACGACCGTCCGAATCGACGTGAGCGCACGTTTGATGAGACTGACTTGCAGGAAGGGTACGCCCGTGTTTCAGAGAAATGGATTAACTGATGGACATCAAGACTGTTCCAATGGTGCGTCTTCACTGGGTGGACGCACGTGACACCGAGACTGGGTGGATTGACATCAAGGAGATCATCAAGGCCCCTCTCGCGAACTGCATGGAGGTTGGCTGGATGGTCGTGAACAATGAGGAGAAGGTCGTGATCATGCGCTCGTGGTGCGTGGACCGGGACGACAATAACGGTGGGGGAGCAACAGCCATACCCAAGGGATGGGTGAAAAAGATAGAATATTTAGGAGTAACGCATGCCAACGTACGAAATTAATCTAAAGGAATTTAAATAATGGCCCCTTATTTTTTTCACGGACAAACCCCGGAGTCCCGAAGACGGGTACTGCCTGGATACCCAAAGAATTTTGTTTTTAAAAGTTATGATGAGTATAAACAGTATTTTGTCGGGGACAGGATAATTTGTCTTCTATGCGGCAAGGAATACAGAGCACTTGGCAATCACCTTCGAATATCACACGAGACGGACATTGAGGATTATAAAAAGAAGTATGGCATATTGTGGACCAAATCGTTACTGTGTAATGACTCACATGAAATACAATCTCGTAATACAAAAGAAAGAATTGCTAATGGCGAATTTATTCCTGCTGACATTGAAGGAAGAAGAAAACAAGCAGTGTTTGCTCGCCGCCATAAGAAAAAAAAGAGAAATTTACTTACTCATAGGTTAAGCTCTCAAAAAAATATTGAACAATACAATATTTTACAGAAACGCGTGAGTGAGATGACCAAGGTGAAAGAAGAACCAAAAAGAAAGGAACATCCACCACATATAAAATCTTTTATAGAAAGTAACAAAGGCGGTATTCCCTGGAATAAAGGCAAAAAAACATCAGAAGAAACAAAGAGAAAACAGTCAAGAGCGGCGAAAATGAGACATTCATTGATAAAGGAATTCAAGTAATGCCGACATATGAGATTAATCTGTGGCAAGACAAGAAAGTCATTGAGAAGGTGGTCAAGCAGTTTGAAACTGACGAGAAGGTTCTTGAATTCATCAATGAACATTTTGACAAGGAAGAGGAATTTCCCCGCCTGGACCAGGAAAAAGGCTATCTTAGACCAAAGAAAAACAGTATAATAATCACGTGGTCAAAGATATCAACGTATGTCAGGAAGAACGCGCCAAAAAGATTGGAACTCGATGATCATGAAAAAGAGCTTAAAGGAACTCTGGAAAAATCAATCACCGCCGAGGTGATAAATGAGTGGGGCTATAACGAGATGCTAAGGTATGCGGAAAAGAATTACGGACCCAATCCGAATGCCACAGGATATAATGAGTTTCCAAGCAGGAAGAAGGACAAGACACATGAAGGGAGATAAAAAGACAGTAAAAGAGGGATTGACTCCTCGTCAACTGGATATATACAAGGAGATTGTTGATTTCATCAGGGGAAACAAATACTCACCCTCCTATGAGGAGATAAAACAGTTATCCAATCTCAGATCAAAGAGCGAGGTGCATAGGTATGTGCATCAGCTCCAGCGACGTGGTTGGATCAGATTAGGGTATGGCAGAAATCGGTCAATTTCCATTGTAGGAGGACGCCTATAGTGATATATTTGCTTAAATGTTTTTTTTATTTTCGTACCGGGATCAAAAGTGGTGCCACAGTGACACAATTGATGATTAATTCAATGATATCAATGCTTTATTATGTGGCACCTATGTGTCACTACTCTAGACAACGCAAGGCACTTTTTTGTTTTTCAGTAAATAAAAAGAGTAAAAACTCAACTATAGAGCGGGTTACAGCATGGTAGACAAGAGAATTAGTGGTGCCACAAGTGGTGCCACAAATATGGCAAAAAGACACCCTATTCGCGCTAATGGCTTGACTGACAAGCAACAGATATTTGTTAAGATATTCGCTGAGAATGAAGGACGCTTGACTCCAACAGAATGCGCAAGGCAAGCTGGATATTCGGAGGCATCAGCCAACGTTACTTCTTCTCAACTGTTGAATGGGAAGAGGTACCCAAAGGTCGTGGATGCCATTATTACAAAACGTGCTGAATTGGAGAAGACACATGAGGTTAAATTGCAGAAGCATGTACAGGAATTGGCGAGGTTGCGTGAGAAGTCATTATCTGAAAAGTCTTATAGTGCTGCTGTTAATGCTGAGCGGTTGCGCGGACAAGCTGCGGGACTGTACATTGACCGTAAAGAAATTAGAACGGGAAGTATTGATTCGATGTCCCGTGAAGAAGTTTTAACAAAATTAAAGGAATTAGGATTAGATGGTAAATTTAGAAAAGAAAAAAAAGGAGTGGTCCTTGATATTCAGGAAGAAGAGAAATCCGATGGCGAAGGAGCTAAGGACATCACCGAAGTATCAACAGAGGGTAGTAAAAGACAGGACTAAGTATGACCGTAAAGCCGGAAACAAACTTCTGGAAGAGTTTAAAGACATCGTTAGAAGGTGGTGAATATATTGTTTCACGCCTTGAAAGTTATGTTACACCAGGATTCCCTGATTGCGTAATATTTCACAATGTTACAGGATTCTTCACAGTTGAACTGAAGATAGCGCAACCTAATAATAGAATAAGTCTATCACCCTTCCAAATTGCATGGAATATGCGTCATGCAATGGCTGGAGCACGTTCTTATATCCTGGTTGGAGGGCTCTCCAACGCAAGGGTTAAATTGTTTCACGGGTGTAAATCCAAGGTTCTAGGGGATAGTACCATAGACCAAGTGCCCGGGTTGTACGATGGAAGGCTCGAGGACCTCGACCTCAGCGTCGTGGTCTCAAACTCCCAAACTCCCTCATGTGAATAACCTGTTGATAACCTGTGGATAAGCAGCATGGGTCCCGCACCGGGCGATCCCGCAGCGTTGTCAAACTCCCCGATCAATTAATCGCGGATTTCCGCGGTTTTGTTGGAGCTTCAGGTTCCCGGGATCCTGTAGGCAGCGTCAAACTCCCAAACTCCCCAGAAGAATACCACTTTTCTGGGATTTTGTGATTTCGGCAGTTAGCGCAGGGCCGGGGTTTCCCCTCCTGAAAATAATTTGAAAGATGTCTTGCATTGTGGATAAGTTTCTGATATAATACTATTATGTGTAGCTGTAGCACATATAAAAAAAGACAGTAGATTGAGTCCCTTTGAAGTGATTCATAACAGACTTAGAAATAGAGTATTTATAAACGCAAGTATACTTGGTCTGTTTGTATGGTTAAAAGCCCGTACTCTATTTCTTATAAATAGAAAGGTATATTATGGCGGTAGAGAGCTAAAACTCCCAAACTCCCCTTACATATACTTGAATTTGTTGGCCGTGCATATTGATGCTGGGCGCACCGGGCGATCCCGATGATTTCCGCCCTAGGAAAAGGGCAGAACTCCACCATTTATTTTGACTGAAGCAAGTTCCAGTGGCCGGGAAGAGAACCTGCAGCTGGAGATGCGTAGCTCTCAAACTCCCATAACCCTATATAAACCGCCAAATTTCGTGAGATCCTGACTGATGCGTTTAGCCCGGGACCGCGGGAACTGACTGGGTTGGGCTTCCTCCCTCCTTTAAAGTTATCCACAAAATTAATTTGAGATGTCTATTGTAATGATGTCCATTAGGTGTTATATTAGATACAGAAATAGAATGGTTGTAAACTAGTCAAACCAAGATATAACTTGAAACAACTCTTGGCATTCTGTTTCTAGAAAGAGAGTATATTATGGCAGTAGACGAAACTATAAGTTTGGCACTCATTAGGATTGCCGATGCCATTGAAGAGAATGGCGAAACATTAAAACGAATTGCGAATCATTATGACGGGGTTGTTCCCGTTATGACACGCAACGCGAAACGAGCTGAATCTATGGCTGAAGAGCAAGATAGAAGTTTCGGGCAACAAGTAAAGGATATATTTAGTCCTGTAGAGCATTAAAACATAGTAAGGGGAATTTGGCTGAGGGTTGGCACACTTGTAATAATTTCTTGAAAGCCCCTCAAACTCCCAAACTCCCCTTGTGCATAACTCTGTGGATAACCTGTGGATAAGTTCCCGGGCTGGGCGCCCGGCGCCTGTCTTCTTAAACTCCCAAACTCCCCTAAAAACTTATGTTTT